GTCATTTCTATTCTATATGTACGGCATTATTATTTATAATAGAAAAGGTGCCCCAAAGAGCACCCAATCTTGTCTGTAGAGAATTGCCGTACCTATAGACATTTTTATTTATTCACTAAACTACGTCTTCCTCATTCCATTTATCCATACGAGTAGCAAGGTCTTCACACTCTTTCCAGTGTTTCTCTACTTCTTTTACACGATACATAAAACTATCTTCACCATGATCACCAGAATACAAATAGTCCACGTGTCTCATAATTTCTGATACCTTACGCATCAGACGAAGTTGCTTCCTCAAATATTTGATAGTTTCTGGTGAAAAATTGGGAGCATACTCATACTCATCTAGTTTTTTGTTGTTGTTTTGGATTTCTACTTCCAACTCATCAGCAAACTGTGCTACCTTGTAGTAATCGTAACCGCAATCGCCAAAATGTCCGCCGCTCATGGTTGTGCCTCCGTTGGTACTTGGGGTGGCGCTGGTGGTGCTACAGGAGGTAGTATAACAGGTTGTTGAACTTCTTGGACTTGAGGTTGTGTCACTTGCTCAACTGGTTTTTTAGTTTCTTCAATTTGTTTTTCAAGTTCACTAATCTTTTCTTCAAATGCATTAATACTTGGTGCTTCTACTGGGGGTGGATTTTTACTTTCTTCAGCAAGTTTCCAACCAGTAATACCAGCACCAAAAATACTAGCGAGTGCAGCAAAAATTGAAACAGTCTTCGAAAAACTCATAGTTTAGTCTTTAGTAATTTCGTTTGGTTGAGAATAAAAAAGTTCGTCTCTCCAGTTGCGACCAAATAAATCAAAGCAAAATCCAAATTTAGAAATTGTGAAGAGAAAAGAAAAAAGTTTCCCATAACCAGAAGAAATCTGAATGTATGGTGGTTCATTCCATTTAGAAAGTTCTCCTACATCAATGGCAGCCTGAAAAAGTGAATATCGTTTTCCAGTACAAAGAGTCATATAATACTCTTTTCCATAATCGTTTCTTACACCAAATTGAATGAGTTTCATTTTGCTTTACCATGAAGAGGACAATCACCATTCACCCATTTGCGACCATCGGGCATATCTTCATTATCCATTACAGGACATTTGCAACCTTTTTCAACTGCTTCAGAAGAACCAGGAACAAGACCACTCCATCCTTTATACTGCTCGGATGTCATTGCTTCCATTTCTTCTTCAGTATATTGTGGATTATCAGGTTGCTGGCAACGTGACAGTTTTGCTTTCAAATCATAAATCTCATCTTGCATCTCAGAAAATTCTTTTGAATACTCTTCAGAGAGTTTAAGATCAAATTCATAAGCAATCTTTTTCATATCTTCTTCACTACGCATATCATTAAATGCAAGCGAACAAGCACCTTTCATAATACCGATTTCATTATGTCCCATTGCACGAGCAATCGTACCAAAGAAACGAAATAGTTGAATGGTGTTAATATCTTCGCAAGGAATCTCAAAAGTATAATGCTCTTCTGGAAGAGTGTCATCATCATAAATTCCAGACCCACCATAAGTAGGAGTCCATTCAGTATCAAAAGAAACTTTGAGTTTTGCTGTGTAGGTCATTGTTCTGAATTTGTACGTACTTACTATAAAACCCCCTGACAGAAAAATCAAGGGGTCTTGTGCCAGTTCAGGTTTTGTCCTCAAATTCTTTCATAAGTTCTTCTGCCATTTTTATGGATTTACGCCAAATAAGATACTTGACGATTGGATTTGCAGGATTGTGCAAAATCCACCACTTAACTTTCTCATATTCTACTTTTGCCAGTTGAGTAAGCATATAGAATGCCCTCGCTACAGATTGGTCTGTGACAATCAAGTAAGCAATACAAAAGAAAATAATGAAATATATGTATGTAGAATTCATTGTCTTAAAGTCTTAAGATATTGTAGCACTTGTTCACGAACTGCCATCAACTCATGAAAACAAAGTTGATTGTGAGCACAGTTACGAAGTTCTGAATCAGGTTTCAATACACTTTCCTCAAAAAGAGTTACTCCACGATTCCACTTGTCGATTTGAGATTCTTCGTTCATTTTTACTTTTGTATTTGATTACTATTTAATAGACTAATCCCAGCTTACGTTTTGATTTATATCTATTGTTGGCAATTTCCAACCTCTATGGGATTTTATTTTTTTAGACAAAACTCTTGATATTTCTCCGGGAATTAAATTATATTTTTTAGAAAATTCTTTAATATTTTTTTCTTTTATAATAGTTTGATCGGGACTCATAATAACAAATTCTTTTGATATTTTTTCAATTCTAGATTTATGACTTATTAAATTTGTTTTTGGAAGTTTCCATTTTTTATATGATTTATACTTTCCATTTAAAACCCCAATTATACTAGCAGCGTTTAAATTATATTGATTACAAAATTTTGTTATATTTTTACCAGTTATAATTGTACCCTCAGGACTTTGTATTGTAAATTCTCTTTCAATTTTGAGTGTTCTTAATTCATAACCATAAACTTTGGTTTCAGGTAATGTCCAACCCCTATGAGATTTTCTTTTTCCAGATAAAACACATCCCATTGATGAAGAACTTAAATTATAGTTTCTGCAAAATTCTGCAATATTTTCTCCTTCTAATATTTCCCCGTTAGGAGATTTAAATTTAAATTTTTTAAAGGAAGTTGGATTTGTTGCGCCGCCTCCTAAAGTAGAATTGTATCCTTTATAGTAGGTGTTGTATTTGTCTATCCAAAATACTTCTTGTTCATTTAGTAACTCTACATCACATTCTTCAATTACTCCCCATATAAAACAATTCCACCCATATTTTTTTATGGCATTATAAAATTTTAAATTTCTTTTTTCGTATTTTGCAACACTTTTATGTGAGGATTTTCTTCTCTCTAAACACTTAAGTGTTTTTCCAATATATTTTTTTCCTGTTGGAATACAATGAGCACAGTAAATTATGCCTTTAGACATAGTAATTATTAGGTTAACTGCAAAAATATTTATATTAAAAAGGAGAGGTTGCCCCTCCCCTCCTTTAAACCTGAAAAGATAAATTGCAGTTAACCTTAGTCAGGCAAATCTATTTAGTCCCAAGAAATATTTTCTACATAAAACGACGGCATCACCATAGTCCAACCTGCCCCTCCAACTTTATACTGCCATTGATATTCAAACTTATTGTGAGAATCAGTTTGAACGAATCCTTTCTCTTTATCAAAACGTCCTTTGATTGTCAATGCAAACTTATTTGAAAAGATATTGCGAGTGCGAAGTGCCCCACTAGGTTCCCTTGTTTCAATTACAACACAGGTGTCCTCAAAGAAAGCATCTTTAGTTTCAATTCCACATGCAGTTTCATAACGAAATGGACGATGTGTTTCCTGAGCAAAGACAGGAGAAGAGAACAGAAGTGCAGCAAAAACAATCAGTTTTTTCATCCAACAACCCTCCAACAAACGACAGCGTTACCTTTTTTCACAGAAGCAATTTGAGCAAAAGCAGCATAAGAAAGATCTAGATCCGCATGAGAATAAGGACCACGATCATTCACACGAACAATAACTTGTTTACCATTATCCTGATTTGTTACTCGTATGCGTGTACCCATAGGTAGATAAGGATGTGCAGCAGTCCATCTGTAAGCACTAAATGTTTCTCCATTTGCAGTAACTTTTCCATGAAAACCATCTCCGACACCATAGTATGTGCTAGTACCGCAGGTTAATCCAGCAATCAATCCAATCATTTAACAATCTCCCAATGTTCATTTCCATTTTTAGGAATCCAAAAACAGTAGCGACGATTGATTGATACAACAAAGAATTGTGAATCATTTTCTTGTTCTACTTCCATTGCATGAAGAGAATCCATTTGATTGATGAACCGATTAACTGCCTTCTTTGATTTGGGTTGAATGTTGATAAACTTTCGTTTAGTTTTCATCATTGATTGATTTCTTTAGTAATCATAGCATCACCATTACCTCTTTGTATCTTTAATGTGACACTTCTTCAACTGTCTTAGTAACATTGTGGTAATACCATCTACTATATTCATTCCTTTTTTCTCTATTCTCTTCTCTTCCCTTTTTCCAAAGACTTTTTAAATATTCTTTATTTTCATCTTTCCATTTTTTGATTTTATCTTGATTATTTTTCCTCCATTCTTTCATATATTCTTTTCTTTCTTCTTTTATTTTTTGATAATACTTTCTATCTCTTTTTCTTTTTGCTTCTCTTTTTTCCTCTTCTGTAAAATATTTTTTATTGGTGCATCCTCTATTTGTAGCCGCTACACTTTGTTTTTTTCTAGTTTTTTCTGAAGGACTAAATCCTCGCACTCCTTCGCCACCTATTGTTGAATTATAACCATTATTATAACTATCATAATAGTCAATATAAAAAAGTTCTTGTTCATTTAAAACATCAGCATCATATTCTTCTATAATTCCATAAATAAAAAATTCCCAACCATATTTTCTTACAGCACGATAAAACTTATTATCAACACCTCTTTCACAATCACGCGTGTGTTGTCTTTTTCTATGTTTTTCGTGGATAGTTTGTCCAATGTATTTTTTCCCTGTTGGGACACAATGGGAACAGTAAATTACTCCTTTCATT